TGGGTAGATCCATTAAAAGAAATTGCTGCATACAAAGAAGCTGAAATGGCAGGATATATAACCAAATCACAAATTATTGCTGAAAGTGGTGGTGATTTGCAAGAAGTATTTATGCAAAGACAAACTGAATTAGCATTAGCTGAAGAACTTGGTTTGTCTTTTGATACAACAATGCAACCTATGGTAGATGATGAAGAAGAAGATTTAGAAGAAGAAGAAGATTTAGAAGAAGATGATGATGAGGATGATGATATAGAAGAAGATGATGATATAGAAGAGGATGATGAGGAAGACAGAAAAGTTGCTATTATAGATGAATATGTATTAAAATACAAACGTATTCCTGACAAATATTCGCACATTAATTTTAAACCTCCTAGTGGTGCTAGAAGTGAAGCAAAACGTGGTTTAGCATGGCGACGTGAATTTGGTAGAGGCGGCACATCAGTAGGTGTTGCTCGTGCTCGTGATATTTCAAATGGGAAACAACTTAGTCCATCAACTGTAAAACGGATGAAAAGTTTTTTTGCTAGACATGAAGTTGATAAACAAGCTGAAGGATTTAGCCCTGGCGAAAAAGGCTATCCGTCAAATGGTCGTATAGCATGGGCATTATGGGGCGGTGACTCTGGTAAGTCTTGGGCTAATAAGGTTGTAAATCAAATAAACGCTGCTGACAAGGAGGATTAATGGAGACAATATTAAGGACGATTGGCAAACTTGAAATTAGACAAGAATCTGAAGATGATGAAATGTTGCGTTTTTCATTTTCATCTGAAATGCCAGTTGACCGTAACTTTGGTGAAGAGATTTTAGATCATAGTATTGATAGTGTACGACTTGACCGATTAAATGATGGTGCGCCATTACTGTGGAATCACAATGCTGATCAATTAGTAGGCGTAGTAACAAAAGCTTATGTAAAAGATAAGCGTGGGTATGCTGAAGCTCGATATTCAAGTTCTGATTTTGCACAACAAATCAAACGTGATGTTGAGGCTGGCATTATCCGTAATGTATCTGTTGGTTATCGCATTCTTAGAATGGGTGATCATAAGAAAAAGAAGGGTGAAGGTTATAGAGTTGCTGAATGGGAACCACTAGAACTATCCCTTGTTTCTATACCCGCTGACCCGTCAGTAGGTGTAGGTCGTACAATTGAAATAGATGAACCCATACCTGAAAAACCTATGGAAAATACTGAGGAACTACTTATGGAGCAACGTACTGATGTTGTTCAACAAGAACGTCAACGCATTAAAAGTATCACTGCCCTTGGTGCTAAATTTAATCGTCGGGACTTAGCTGAACAACTTATCGAAAACAACAAAACTATTGATGAAGCAAGGTCTGCATTTCTTGATGTGTTAAATATTGCGGTAAAACCGATTAATCAACGTTCTGGTGATGTTGATTTTACACAAAAAGAACAACGTCAGTATTCTATTGTGCGAGCTATTAAAGCTTGTCTATCTGGCAATTGGGATGAAGCTGGTTTAGAAAAGGAAGCTTCTGATGCGTTAAGTCAACAAAGTGGTCGTACAACTGAAGGTTTCTTTGTACCTCACAACATTTTAGCTCGTACTACACAAGCAGTTGGTGCTTATGCAACTGGTGGTGCGTTAGTTGCTGAACAATTACAAGCAGGTTCATTTGTTGACATTTTACGGAACAGTTCAATTATCAATCAACTAGGGGTAACTACCTTAACTGGTTTAGTTGGTAATGTTACTATTCCTCGTCAAACTGGTGCAACAACTACTTATTGGGTTGGTGAAGGTGACGGACCTACTCAATCTGGTATTACTGTTGAATTGATGAGCTTAACTCCTAAACAAATCGGCGCACAGAGTCGTATTACTCGACTTGCAATGCAACAAACGACACCTGATATTGAAACACTTGTTAGACAAGATTTAGCAATACAGGTTGGTTTAGGAATTGATTTAGCTGCAATCAATGGTAGTGGCGTTAGTGGTGAGCCGCAAGGTTTATTACAAGCACCTGGTACTAAAACTGTTACTCTTACATCTAACACATTTGCTAACTTTGATAAGTTAGTAGATATGGAGAATGAAATTGAAATCCTTAATGCTTTAACTGGTAGTTTGTACTATGTAACAAACCCAAGAGTAGTTGCATTCTTGAAAAAATTGAAGACTACTGGTAGCAGTAACGAACCTTTATGGACTGCTAATCAGCTAAATACTACTGGTGCAGTGCCGATGACATTAAACGGTTATCCAGTAGCAAGAAGCAACCAAATCCCAAATGCTTTTGGTGGTACTAATAATCGTAACGTTATTATCTTTGGTAACTTTAACGATTTAATAATGGCAATGTGGGGTGGATTAGAAATCTTACCTAATCCATACGGTTCTGGTTATTCAGCAGGTAGTGTTGATTTACGATTACTACAAACGTGTGATGTTGCCATTCGTAGAGGGCAATCGTTCTCAAAAATTATTGATTTAGCAGTTTAGGAGGACAAATGACTATTAATGTTTTAGGAACTCGTACTTCCTTACTTACAAATACTGCTGGTACTGCAACGGTAGCAATAGCACCACAAGGTAACAGCAATACCGCAATTGAAGGCGGTGCATTAGATTTAACTGACTTTGAAGGTGACATTGTATTTATCGTTGCCAGTAGTTCTGCTGGTGCAGGTAATACTGTTACTTTTACAGTACAAGACAGTGCTGATGGGTCTACATTTGCAGGTCTAACTACTGCTCTAACTGCTGTAAGTGCTGCTGCAACCGCTTTGTATACAACACTTGTAGTAAACTCTAACAACATTAGGCGTTATGTTCGCATTACTGCTGTTACTTCTTCTGGTAGTACAGGTCATTGTGCTGCGGTTGCTTTTGGATCTAAAAAGTATGGTGGTTAAATGTTATTTGACGAGGATGCCAGTGTATTTTTAGCAGATTTTGGTGTAAGTGTTACTGATGGCACTACAACAAGCACTGGTATCCTTGACCTTCCAGGTGACATTTATACTACTAGAGAATTTGGAAATTATACTGAAGGTTTCCAAGTGTCGTCAACTGATTATGTATTAACTGTCAAAACATCTGATTTTGGCACAAAAAAATACGATGATACGTTGACAGTAGATAATGTCAATTATAAGGTTAGAAATACTTTAACAATTGACAGTGGGTTGTTTACATTAATTACTCTTAGTAAATCATAATGACAACAAAACGTGAACAGATATTAGCCAGAATTGCTACAAACTTAGTAAATACAAGTGGCGTTAGTAATCGGATTTATCGTTCACGGGTTGAAGCATTAGCTAGAGCGGAGACACCAGCTTTAGTTGTTGAATACATAAAAGATGAAGCTGATATGAAAGGGTCTTTACCCTATTTGGATTGGCTTTTGATTGTACGTTTAACAGTGGTTACTAGAGGTAATATACCTGATCAATTAGCTGACCCAACTATAGAATCTATACATAGTAAATTGCTGGCTGATATTACGTTAAATGGTTTAGCATTTGACATAATACCCGTTAGGGTTGAATTTGATGTATTAGACACTGATCTGCCAACTGGAATTTCAATGTTATTCTATAGAGTAAAGTACAGAACTTCATTAAATTCAATGTAGAGGTTTTATGGCTGAAATAGTTAGTAAAATTGTAGATGGTGGTTCTTATGTTGATAATCAAGATGGCACTTATACGCTTGTAGAAGGGAGCCGTACCTTAGATAAAGAGCCAGTTGTCGAAGAAACTGTAAAAACAACTAAAAAAAAATCGGAGGTAACTGATGCCCCTTCTAACTAGAAAACAAGCAATACTTGTAAAACAAGAAGCTGTTTATGGAACTGATATTGTTCCTACTGGTGCAGCTAACTATCATCAAGTTTCTAATTTATCAGTAACACCGTTACAAGCGCAAACAGTTGAAAGGAATCTGATTAGACCTTATTTAGGTAACTATGAAACTTTATTGTATTCAAAAAGTGTTCAAGTTACTTTTGATATTGAAATCTCAGGTAGTGGTGCAGTAGCTACTGAAGTAAAATATGGTGATTTGTTAAAAGCTTGTGGATTTGCTTCAACCGCAGCAGGCAACCCTGTTACTTCTTATACTTATACGCCAATTTCAGGTTCTTTTACGAGTGTTACTATCTATGCTTATGTTGACGGTGCAATTCATCGTATAACTGGAGCAAGAGGTACAGTTGACCTAAACTTTACTGTTGGTCAAATTCCAATGTTTAGTTTTACTATGACTGGCAAGTATAACACACCAACTGATGAAGCATTACCTGCTGTTACCAGTAGCGCACAGGCTGATCCATTAGTTGTAAATAATGCAAACACGCCAGTTTTTGATTTTTTTGGTCAATCACAAAATGTACTAAAAATGCAATCACTAACATTGCAGTTAGGAGGCGATGTACAAGTAAGGGATTTAGTAGGTACTAATTATATTCAATTCCTTGACCGAAGGACTACAGGTACTACTGTATTTGAGTGTATTTTACCTGAAACATTTAATTTCTTTACTAAAACTGTTGGCGACATTACTGGTACATATAGTCAAACAACGACTACGGTTACTGTTACAGCTAGAGGGCATGGTCTTACCACAAATGACGTAGTGTATGTAGTCATTGATTCTGGAAATGCTGTTTCAGGTAGTTATACTGTGACTGTGACCAATGCTAATGTATTTACATATACAGCACCAAGTAGCGCAACTAACAGTGGTACTGTTGTGTTACCACGAGCAACAACTGGAGGTGAACTTTCATTCCAACATGGTGTTGCTGCTGGAAATCGTATTAAAATACAAAAAGTAAGTAGTCATGCTACTCATGTAGATTTAACAGACGGACCTACCCTGTCAGATGACAATGGTATTGTTATGTTAAACTGCAACTTTGCATTAGTTCCAAGTGCTGCTGGTAATGATGAGTTCCAAATTGTATTTGACTAAATATTATGTTCAAAATTAAACAATCTAAGACGTTTGTATGGCCTGTTAAAATTACAGTGCCTATTGATGGCGGTAAATTTTCTACTTCTACTTTTGATGTAGAATTTGACCGTATTTCACAATCTGAAGTAGAAAAGTTGGCAACTTCCATACAAAATGAAGAGCAAACTGCAATTCAAATTGTAAAGAACATTGTACTAGGATGGCCTGATGGTTCTGTTACAGATGGTACTGATAATATTCCATTTAGTGATAGTGCATTAGACGAACTATTAGATGTACCAGGTGTAGCGAGTGCTATTATTACTTCGTTCTTAGAAGCTTATAACGGGCAAGCAGCAAAACGAAAAAACTAGAAGGAGCGGCTCGTCAGTGGGTCGCTCCAAGTGTTATTGACGATACTGCAAGGGACTTGGCTATTCTAGCACCAGACTTAGAATATCAAGTCCCTGCACCTGTTGTGTATGAGTTATGGGAAGATAATGTAGACACTTGGTTATTTTTTTGTAAAATACAAACGCAGTGGCGATATTCAATGGCAGGTATAACAGGTCTTGATTACAATGTTATACTGTCATTAGCTGATTTATATGAAGTAGAAGATAAGAAACAATTATTAATAGAATTGCAATGGATTGAATCTACAGTTTTAACTGTTATATCGGAGCAATCGAGTGGCAATAAATCTAAAGACACAAGTAGCAATAGACGTTGAACTTAATACTCAGTTCAAAGAAGCACAAGATTTTAAACTTGTAACAACTGCTGCTGTTGCTTTAGCAGATGCAATATTAAATATTGATAGAGCGCATTTGCAGACTGAAAGAGGTATTAAAGAATTTATAAAATTGTTAGAAGCTGAAAAAAGAAATTTAATAATAGGTTCAGAAAAATATTTACAATATGCAAAGGCAAAAGCTTTACATGAAGAAAGACTAAAAAGCCTAACTAAGACACATGAAGCTGAAGCACAAGCTTTGGCAATTCTAACTAATAATACAGCTTTAACAACAAGAGAATATCAAAAACAAATAAATGTAATTGATAAAGCAATACAGGAAAGAGAAGAACACGTAGCTTTATTATGGCAAGAAGCAAGACTACAAGAATTGCAGTTTGGTGAAATTAATCCTGACTTTCTTAACTATGTAGAGGAACAAAACAAATTACTGGAACAAACAATTGATTTGAGAAGCCAAGTAACTGAGATGTTGGAGCAGAATACTGCTGCTGTTAATATAAATAGTCAAGCGCATCAAATATTAAACAATGCTTATAAATCTACTGTAAATGGTATAGCAGCACAAAAAAAAGCTTTAACAGAAGTATTTAATGAATTAACTGATAATGATGAAGTTTTAGCAAAGGTAGCCGCAGGTATTCGTAAATTAGATGAAGAAACACAAAAATTCACACAACAACTGCAAACTACTTATACAAGTGCTGAAGCGTATAACAAAGCTTTAGA